CGAGCTCCTGCTGCGTCGCCTGAAGCGCTCGTTCCTGATCGACGAAACGCGCGCCCGTCCTCTCCCTCTCTGCGGCTACTGCGTCGGCCAGCGCGATGAACAGGCCGTAGAGTTGCGACAGGTCCGTCTGCTCTTGCGGGGCGGGTGTTGCCTGCAGCACGGGGACGGGATCGCTCAACACCGCCGCCTCGGCCGGCGCGGCAGCAAAGTCCGTTTGCAGGGTGACCGGCTTGATGCCCTGCGCTCGCAGTAGCGCGGCGTGGGCTTCATCGTATCCCGCACCGGAGATCGCGCCGAACCTCTTAACGAACTCGTCGTGGGGAATGTCGTGCTGGACCGAGACCTTCATTGGCTCACTCCGAGAAGGGGCGCGGCCGGACGGCGCTCGAGCAACCCGGCCCGTTGGTTGGCCTCGACCATTTCATTCCGGAAGGACTCGACCGCAGCGCCGGTCTGGCGCTGCTGCTGCGAGTTCTCGATCATCAGCATCGGCATCAGGGCATCCGTGCAGTCCCACCGGCTCACCGGCTCACCGGTCTGCGGATTCTGGCCGAGGACCTGTACCCACTTCCTGCACTTGCACTTGGTCACGACCTCGAAGCACGATCGCTCGAACCCGGTGTGGTGGCACATCACCTTCTCATCAGGGAACATAGGGCTAGTCCTTCGTTGCGATGATGACGTCGACGTACTGGACGGCAAAATCCATTGCCGTTCCTGAGCCGCCCAATGGTATGTTGCCGGAAACCGCGAGATCACTTTCCGTTGGCGGTGCGACGAACGTTCGCGCCCCCTCCTCGTTCGCAGCTCCAAATGACTGCACTTGGGTTTGAATGTTTCTGGCTACACCAGTACCATTGGTAATGGACAGTCCAGACAACGAGAGGTTCACGTTCGGAAGGTTCGACTGCGCTATAGTGCGCGCGCCGAACACGGTGGTGAATGCCGTCGAACCACCGCTGGAAGCGGTTCCAGACACGATCCTCAGCGCCTTGTTGTTGTGGGTCGTGTCCTTCGTCCAACCCGTGGGGGCGCTGCTTTGCACGAACAGCGCTTTGGTACCGGTCGCAAAGCCGAGATTCGCGCGCAGATTCGCATACGTGCTCGATCTGTTGGCGTCGGCAGAGGCGTCGTAGAAGGGAAACTCGTCGGCGTCGGCGAGCGTCGTCTCCTGGTCGAGATCGTCCGGATTGAGCACGTAGCGTGCATCTGCCGACTGCCGGTTGAGAGCGTGGGTTGCGCCTGTCGCGTCCGCCAGTCCCGTGATCTTCTTGTTGTTGAACGGGATGTCGGCCGTAATCGTGGACTGACCATCGCGGCAGATGGTGTTCGAGAGCCCCGCTGCGAGGCCGTCGAGCTCCGCGTCCATGCGGTCGGCCTTGACCTTGATGCCGTTGTTCCGGTCAGTGACGAAGTTATAGAGGCGCGAAAAAATGCCAGATCCGTTGAAAGCCATGGTGAGAAACCTCGTCTCAGATTGGAAAGGGCATCAACGCGGGTTGCCGAACTCGTCGTAGCGCGGGCCGATGCCGCCGCGCAGCGGCTCCGAGACCTGATCGGCCTGGTAGAGCGCGAGCAACATCTGAGCCAATCGTCGCGAGGTCATGCCAGTCTTCTGCGCCGCATCGGACACGGCACCGACGCCGCGGCCGCCGTGGTATGCGGCCTCACCCATAAGGCGAGGCGACGACGCAACAAGAGGCCCGGCGACAGCCGGATTTGCCGACACCAAACCCGCGCCTGCTTGACCGATAGCACCGAGGCCAGCCAAGCCGCGCGGCATCGGGCTGCTCAATGTCTGGCCAGCAAGCGCCACAGGAAGGTCCGGCTCGTACCGGGCTAGATCGTCCATCAGTCGTGTGCGGTTTCCAAAGTTCGTGTTGACGTTGTTGCGCAGCACCGAGGCCAGCCTCCGCGCCGTCGTGTCGGGAGCCGCTTTTTCGCTTAGGGAGAACGTCTTCTGAATGTCGTTGATGTGGTCGGACGCGTTTGAGTACGCGTCCATCGTCTTCGCGTACTCGGGAACTTGCTTGACGATCTGAGACTTGACCGCATTGTAAACGCTGTCGGCCACGTGACGAGAAAGTGTTCCCGGCTGCGCGCGTTGGCGAATTTCTCCGACCGCCTGCTTGAAGGCGTCGAGGCCATCGGCGGTACGGTATGCCATCGTGTCGGAACTGGTGCGGAACTGCTCGAACTTATCCGCGATATCCTGTGCCGTTTTCGCGGCGACGTCGTCAATAACGAACCCGTTCCTCTGAGTCTTGGCTGTTGCTTCAGCGATCGCGTCGCGCAGAGGCGTCATTTGCAGGAGCGTCTTGTCCGCCCGGACCGCCTCCATTCCCGCCCTATAGGCGTCGCCACGCTCTCTCTTGATCTGGCCCAGAGCCGATTGCGCCATGTCGATCGAGTCGTTGAGACTCGACGCACCTCTCATGTTGTCGAGAAGAGTTTTGTTTCCCTGCCTCCCTGCGCGAGCTGCGATCCTGAGAGGTTCAGCGCCGACACCGGTCAGCGTTCCAACGCCATGAGAAACAACCGGCTCCACAACGGATTTAACGACTCTTGTTGCAGCACCCCCAGCCGCCCTGATTGGGTCAATAATCGAGGCTGCGCGCGAGATGGCAGGGACGCGAGATACAGTTCCGGCCACTCCAAGAACGGATGAAAGATCCGCTGCAAAGCCGACCGGATCTTCGGCCAGAGTCTTCTTGAAATTCTCGACACCGCCGTACCGATCGGCAAAGAACGACGCGACAGCATCGAATGCTGCCTCGTTCTGAGCTTTGGTGCCCGGATCTTGATCTATACCGATGGCGCCGGCCGCCTTCGAGACACCACCCTTGCCGACATTGTAAAGCGCGGTTGCGGTCTCGACCGGACTCGTCACGGCATCGACGATGGACTTCCCGAGATTATAGGCGCTTCTGGGTGCATTGCGCACCGCGCTCGAAGCAACATCCCCCCATCCCATGGCGCTGGACTCAGAAGCCTGCTGCGTGGGCTGGCTTGACTGCCGGTTCAGAAAGCTCATCACGTCGTCGGGAGTTGCCCCATCCGGCGCTTCGATGATGTGCCGCTTCCCGTCCGGACCCTCGACGATATGTCTCGGCATCAGGGTGCTGTCCCGATATATTTGAAGCCCCCGGCAGCGGCCCCGCCCTGATTGAGGAAGGGCTGCGCGCCGCGTTTCTGCAACGTGGGGCCGCCCACGGCATCAAAAGGAATCTCAAGACCGAAGTTGGCTCGGATGCGGTCGCGAACATCATTCAGGCGGCGCCTGTATTCATCCTTGTTGCGCGCCTGCGAGAGGTCCCCCACGATGGCGACCAAACGCGCCTGGTCGGCGTCGGTCCACACACCTTCGCCAGGAGCCCGGATGAGAGGCTTGATCGCGGCAGCTAGCGCTTCGGTAGATCCGACGATGTTGTTGCGCACTTCGTTGGGCGTGGCGTTTCCGCCTTCAACTGCGTTCCAGGCTTCACCGAGACCTCTGGCAGTGTTGATCAGAGCGCCGCTGATGAGGCCGTCAGGTGTCGATCCCTGCATGGGCCCGAGCGAATTTTCGAACGCAGCGTCATTGTAGGTGTCAGCCATCTTGTTGAGGTTCTGAAGACCCTCGGCAATCTTCGGCGCCGTGGCCTTTTTCCTCTGCTCTTGGGCGATGTTCTGATAGGCGGCGGCCGGGAGTTTTCCGGTCAGCAGATAAGCTTTCCCTTCGGCACTCTCCGGGTCAATCCCGATGCTCATGAGCTGCTGAACGCGAGCGTCGGATGCGCCTCCTGCAGCAGATCGCTGGTTCAGCGCATTGATCTGAGCCCGCTTCATTTGCAGATCCAGGCTTTCCGACTCTGTCCTCGGCCGGGTGCGCTGGTATTCGTCCCAACGCTGTTTGTCCTGGAACGCGGCTTCGCGCTCTGCCATGCGCTTTGCTGCCGATTGCTTCTCGTCAAACGCCGCAAGGTCCTGCGCTCCCGACGCTGCTTGGCTCGACGCCATGCCACCGGAGATACCCTGCACAGCTCGAGCGAGCGCCTGCGTCCAATGCCCAACGGGAGAAGCGTCCGTGGCTTGCTGCATAAACGCCTGTGCCATGCGGCGCTTTGCGTTGAGGTCTTCTTGCGTGGCGGGCGGGCGCCCGGAGGCGGAAAGGGGTGCAGGTGCGTATCTCATGCCCCGAGCCCTCCAAACATAGCCTTACCCATGTAGCCACCAATAGGCCCGCCTAGCACCGTGCCGGCGATGCTGCCGATGCCCCCGAGCATGGAATTTTGCGCGTTCATCTTCTGCTGATAGGCAGCCATTTGCTGCTGGTAGTTCGCGTTGATCAGACCAGCCACGTCCGTTCCAGCTACATCGCCTCCCTGGTAGGCCGAGAACTGCGGCATGGTCACCTGCCCGCCGTTCATGAGAGAGGTGATCTCGTTGATCGGCTGGTTGCGGACGAGCAACTGCTCCTGGATGGCACGGTTCCTCGCGTCAGTTCCCATGCCGTACTCTTGCTGGGCGTAGGTGCCGCCCTGGAGAATGGCCTGCGTGCGCGCGTCGTTGCGGCCTCGATCGCTCAACGCGATCGCCTCCCGGTACGCTTCCGAACCCGGCATCACGCCTTGGTTGGCGAGTTTCGTTTCGAGCGCAGCCCGATCCCGTTCCAACTGGGGTTCGAGGCGGGAGTTGAGCGCATCGACATACTGCTGCCGGTCTGCGGTCGGCGCGGCGGGAAGACCGTCGAGCGAGAACGGGCTCGACAGGCTCGTGTCCAGGTTCGTGAGCTGCCGCCCTGCGATGTCGTTCATCTGCGCGCCGAGCGCCGTTTGCTGATCGTACAGCTTCTGCTGCTCGGGCGAGAGCGTCGTCGTCCGCGTGAACTGCGGAATGTCCTGACCGCCGACGTTCTGCGTCCCGGTCTGGGTGTAGGTCACGTTGCCGAGGGGGCCGACCTCATTGGCGTTGTTGAGCCACGAGTTCGCCACTGCGGTGTTGACGTTCGATTGGGTCTGAGCCGCGGCCGTCTTGTTCGGGTCGGGCGCAGCTGGCGCTTTCGGCTGATCCATCAGAGATATCTCGCGAGCTTGAAGTCTTTCTTGAGCAGGCCGTAGACGCCGACGTGCCCGCCATCGGGAGCCGCACGCCGCTTCACACCTTCACGCACAAAACCGACGCCCTCCGCGAGGCGGATGGAGGCCTTGTTCTTGATCTCGATCATCGCCGTGATCCGCTCGATCCCGAGTTGGTTGAACACATAGGCATAGATCCGGGCCACTGCGCGCACTTTCCAGGCGCACCCGGGCTCCATCACGACGGAGAATTGGATGTCGTTCTTCTCGGCGTGGAAGAACAGACACCCGCCGAGCAGCTTCGTGCCGGATTCGTCTACGATGCCAAGCGCCACATAGGGCGCCTGTGCCTTGCCGTTGCCGAACCTGAGCGCCATCCATTCGGCAACCACCTCGTCTGCTCCGTAGAGCACGCTGTCCTTGATGATGGGTCGCATCTCAGAACCTGATCATTGCGCCGTTGTAGGTCATAGGCTCCGACGTCGAGACCGCGATGACCACCGCCGCCGTCGCTCCTTCACCTGCCGTTCCCTGCCATTGCCGGTTCGGAGCCGAAGGGGGCGCCCATGAGCACACGTCCCAATCCTCCTCATCCCAGGCGTCACCGCTCGAGTCGAACGCGATCGCGGGAGACAGGTACTCCTGCTCACCGTAATCGAGCCTCAGCCCCACGCGCGGCCGATAGCCGGCCGGCCCGAACACGATGGGCAGGATACTGTCGAAACTCTTGTTGGCGGGCGTGCCAAAATCAGAGAACGCAGAGACCGCTTTCGCGTTGATGTCGGTGCCATTGTCGTCCGATGACGCGTATCGGTAGACGGTTCCGTTCGCGTCCCCGAAGTAGATCTTGCCGTCGAGCAGTGACCACGAGCACGCATTGAACCCGGAAAACCGGCACCACTTGCCGTTGGTCGAGTTCATCACGAACTGCTCCGCCTCGACGTTCTCCACAACCGGCACGTTGACGATGAGAAGCTTTCCGATGGGGTACTCCGTCACCTGCCAGCCCGCCATAGATCCAGACCGGGCATAGGCTTGCGTGTAGGCGTTGCGGATCTTGTCTGTGATGGCAACCTGTCCCTGAGCGCTCTCCGCTCGAGAGAGTACGCCGGACAACGGCACCAGCCCCTGCGTCGTCAGGACGCCGATATCGCCACCAACCTTGATGAGGCACCGCCGGCCGACCGGCTCCGCGATCTTGAATGTTCCGACGCGCGACCACGTGTCGGACGATGCCGGGTCTGAGCCCTGGTAGACGTGCACCTCGCCTTTCGAGGTGATGAAGACGGCCAGGTCCTCGATGCCCGACCCACTATCACGCGTCCATGAGGCCATTGCCATGAGCTTGCCCCCAAGCTTGGACAAGGCCGCGAAGTCGATCGCGGTTGCTGCGCCAGATTTCGCGAGCGCCGCGAGGTACCAGACCTTCATGGTAGATTCCTCGATCATCCACACCCGCGACTGGTGCGTTGTGATCGTCACGAGATTGGCTGCCGTCACCCCCGTAACACTTTCCGTGGTCCACGCCGACCCACTGTAGCTGCGCAGTCCATCTGCGCCGTTCACCATCAGCAGGAAGTTTCCCCCTGATGTGGCGAACATCGTGTGCTGCCACCATCCGTTGCTGAGCGTGTCGAGAACGGCATCTGTGCCGGGGTTGATCGTTCCCGAGCTCGTAACGTCGAAAATTTTTGAGGCCGTCGCTGCGAACAGCTTTGGGGCGCCGGAGGGTGGACTGTATTCCATCAGGGACTGAACTGCGGCGCCGAGGCCGTCGCAGTGGATACGTTTCCCGTTGCGGGTCGAAACGCTCGCATCGCCCGGGATCAGATTATCCAGGATGATCGCGTCTTCTGCCGGCATGTCCGTGACATCGTCACGCGCGTTCCAGCCGCCAAATGGGGCTTTCACCGGCTTCTCGCTGCCGGTGGCTCTCCGCGCTCTGTTCTGCCGTAGGGGTGCGGGCATCGATCCTTGCCGTCTAAAGCGTAGAGTGCACGCCGATGCTGTCGTTCGTCACGTTCGCGATCCCGTTCTTGGTCGAGACGGATTTGATCGAGGACGAGACAGACGTAGCCGTCAAATTCATAGACGAGATATGTTTGGTTCCCGCCGCATAGACGACGTAGGAAGCGCCCGCGTCGATGTGAGCAGGACCAACCGTGATCAGGTCAATTCCGCTCGTATTAGCCAGGGTTCCGGTGAGATCAGCGAAGAAGGCAGTGCCCGCTCGCTTGGCGTAGAGGTGCGTGAACGAGCTGGCCTCGTAGCAGACGCCAT